TTACATCACCTCCTGTGTCATCGACACCAACGGTTATATTTCCTGTAACACTTAAATTATCAGCAACCGTTGTTTCTGATGTAGTGTGTCCAATTGTTAACGCAATTCCTGAAGTTTCTGTTGCAATTTTTAAAGCCCCTACTGCATTGGTAATATATGAATTAGAGCCATCGTGGTACAGCAACATGTCATTGCCTGTACCAAATTTAGCATTGGCACTATCGGCAAAAGTTGCATGAGATCCTGTAAGGACATTAAATGCATTCGCTGTCATTGTGAAATCATCAGCGCCTGCAATTTCAAAATCTATTTGATCATCTGTGCTTGCTGTAATGCTTGTATCCGAATCAGCGTCGAGAGTTAATTCACCGCCATCCAGGTCGTATGTTCCAACGCCACCAATATTTGAATCAACCAGATTTGGATCAGTGCCATCATCAGCAGTCGCATAAAGAAGTTTTGTTCCTTTATCAGTGGCTGCCCAAGTAACACTGGATCCTGAACCAGAAACATATTTAAATTGAACGGTGTAGGCACCGGATGTATTATTTTTAGCTATATAAAAAGTTTGAACATCCAAAGGAATCGTTACAACTTGGTTCCCAGTAATGGTTCCTGTAAATTCTATAATTCTGTGTGCAAGAACTGCACCTGTTGATCCATCAGAAACAGATAATGTTGTTGTTTGAGCGCTGCCCGCTATGGATTGCGCTGTATAACCACCAGCAATTTGTTCGATGATTTGTAAATTGGTATTAGTTTTAGATCCCCAGTCACCGGCATTTTCGCCGGTTGTCATTAACTCGGTACCTAATCCTGTATATGTTGATGCCATAATTTATCCTACGCGCTCCCTACAAAAATTTCCACATCACACGCTGCAGTATCTGCATCCACTGTGATGTCTGTTAAATTATCTATACCTGAAGCTAAAGCGGATCCTGCTGCTTTCATTGTATCTACAACGCCACCGCTATTGTCGCCTGGATAAATAAACGAGTGACCTGCATCTACTTTCAATCTAACTTCTGTATTGTTTTCATCTCTAAAAGTTAGAGTAATATAATTTGATGAATCTAAATTTGTAATTCTAATATATCTAACATCACCATCATCAAACATTCCTGCAACATAACCAACTTTATTAGCTGTTACACCTACACCGCTAATTGCTGATATAAATCCTATTAATCCACATTCTGTTGTCGATGCGGTTACAACTCTTTTTGTAATTTCATTAACACTAGAAATATCTAAAGATCTTTCCGATCCATAATCTATGTTGTTGAGAGTGATTGCTTCTTTGATAGTTGTTGTTAATGTTGCCATATTTTAATCCTTACGGTGTCGGAGACTGAACGGGTATACGTGGTTCACCATCCGTATAATCGTCTCGTCTTCGTCTACCTATTTGTTCTCCACCGAATTTTTGTGCTTCGGTTTGATATTTTTGTTCGTATAATTGTAGCATATCCATTGGGCCTTTTAAATAACTAAATGCTTCCACAAGACATGCATATAAAAGTCCATTACCAAAATTAAGACTTAAAAAAGTTGTCGTATTTGCTGAACTCAATCCTATTGGTCTAGCATTATAATGAATTTTGTACATAAAAGCTGAGCTTGGTGTTGGAACAATTGTAATTCTTCCTGAAGAAGTTGCTCCCGTTCCTTCTGCTCCTCCTGACATAGCATAGTATTTTGGTGTGCCAGTAGTCGTTTCAGCTGTATCATATTCTCTTAAAAAACTAATATCTTTCTTCTCCAGCCAGCTATTAGCTCCAGTTGCAGCAGTTGTTGAAGTATAAACTTGAAGTCCTCTGACAAATAAAGTTCCAGCAGGAGCATAAACATTGTCTTTTGAAGCCACTAAATTTCCAAGCATTTCTTTTCGATCTGCATCAATTGGAATTTCTCTTTGTATTCTAAGCTCTGAATTATCTATAAATTGATCTGTAATTGTACTTGAAAGTACACCTGTTCCGACTTCAGTATAATTCTGAATTGCTGTTGTAAGTGTTGAATATGTAAATCCTGCCATTATGCACTAAGAGTTACTGGTCCTATTGAAACCGGAAACCCTCCTCCTTTCACGCTACCTGCTGTTGCAGTGTTTGTGTTAACTGTAAAATAAAACCAATCCGTTGTAAAATCTGTGTCTCTATCACCGCTAACATACTTACCTGTAGTAATAGCATAACCTGAGGCATATGCAATATTTGATCCTGCTATACCATCAAAACTACCAGGGTCACCATAAGTGCCTGAAGTTGTTGGTGCTCCTCTAAATCTGTATGTTGATCCATTTGTCAGCCCATGATCTGGTGCATGAACATTAATAATGCCTGATGAAGCTGCATACGTGGTAAATGGATCAGGAATTAATAATTGTGCTACAGTTTTTTCTGTTCTATCTGTTCTAGAATTTTGTAAAGCTTGTGCATCTCCACCATGAGGTCTGGGCTGTAATTGAGGTTGTTTAGCTTCATATTCAGATTTATGAACAAACATTCCATTCCATTCTCTAACCATTTCATTATATGGAAAAGCCATTCCTGATCGGTCTGATATTGCCTGTGCGTATTTTCCTCTTGCGTATGCCATTATATATTCGGATAATAATTCTTCGGAGTTATATAAGTACTAGATGAAGAACCATCTTCTGCAAATGCTCGTGTTAACTCGTCTTCATACAACAATTTCATTTGTTGTACTAATTGTGGGTTAAATTTTTGTGCTAAATAAAATGCAAGTCCTGAAACCATACAAGGTACAAATCTGTATGGAATATCTGTTGCGTCTGTATAAGTTGCATCTGCATCTTGAATTCTTTTTACAAAAAACATGTGAACATCTTTTGCTGCCGCTGTTGAATCGGGTGTTGGGTAAATTGTAAATGTAGTTTTGTCCACGAATCTTTGAACGAAATATTGTGCTGGAGTTCCTTTAGAAAGTTTACTTGATAATGCTGAATAAGCAGATCTAGCTATTTTTGTAAGAGAAGAATCAGATTGACTGGTTGTTGTTTTATCGGATCTAAGTGTAGCTTCTAAAACATCATCCAAGCCATAAGTAGAAGTTCCAGTTGTTCCACCTGCTGTAGTAGCACTTGTTCCATCACCTGTTGCTCTATAAAAAATATACTCTGCTTGACCTTCAACTAGATCAATATTAGTATCGCCTACTTCCCAGTAGTGCAAACCTCTATTGCCCCATTCTTGAAAAAGAATGTTTAAAGTTCTTCTTGCTGTTTTTAATTGATATCCTGAAACAGATTGTAGACCAATCCGCTCGTAAGCATCTTCTATAATTTCATCAACAGCGAAAGTCTTGTCAAAAGTAACTGTTCCAGAAGTAGTATTAGCCATATGCTACTCCTATGCGTCAGAATATAATTTTTTGAATTCTGCTACAACCGTATACATGTTCCCAGAATCAGCGGCACCTGGAACAACAAAGTTTACGTCGCTTTGATTACTGTTAGAAGATTTATCTGTTTTAATTCCACCGAATTCTCTAAAATCCCAATAGCCTGATCCTGTTAAACCCATGATTGGAATATCCCCATCTGAATCTTCTTCATCTAAACGTGCGAATGAATCAAAACCATTACCTGGGGAACAAGAAAACCAAATTCTTTGTAATACTAAGTGTATACAAGAAGAACCTTCATTGTTTTTTGCCATTGCTGAGACATCACCAAATACTGTTGTTGCACCGGAACCATCTGATTCGTTTACTATTTTAATGACCACTCTTGCATCATTTTCTTGCAAGATATCTGGTCCTTGTACTGCGTCTGCCATAATCCCTCCTTAATTAAGATTACTAGATGGGGCCGAAGCCCCATCATAATTTATTTTATTACAGATTCATCCAAACTAATGAATACTCTGTAGTTGCACTAACACACATAACTTGTCCAATTATTTGACATTCAGCATCTGCGCCAGAATCAAGAACTTCAACTGCTCCTGCAGTTCCGTTTGAACGAACTGCTGGTGTTACTAGAGTAAGAGTACCGTCAGTTAATAATGCAGCTGGTCCATGAGTTTGGAACCAACCATAATAACTAGCAGTCATGTCAATTGTTGTTGCACCCACGCAAGCACCAGTATGTGTAGTCGGAGCTACAACAACTGCTGAGTATGGGTTAGGCATTAAAGTTAATTGAGAACTAGTTGTTAACGCTGTTGCTAAATCATCGTAACAAGTAATAATAACACTTGGATCATCCGAGTGATCGTGAGCTGGGTTAGACTTAACTTTTAAACATTGTCCTTCACCATTCACATCATTAACAAATAGATAACCTTCAGCATATTGATTAGCTGTAAGATCTGTGTCTCCAGCTGTTTCAATAGATATTGCTGTTTCACCAGCTGCAGTTGTTGCAGTAGCAGCGCAGTTAGTATGGTTAGCGACTTCTGTTACGTGTTGTACGAGTTTTCCAGCAGTAATCGCTGAGCCACCATTAAGTCCATATCTGAATTTTCTGTCATTGTAAATTAATTCACTTCCTAATGGAAATAATTTAGATGAACTTTCAGCGAATGGATCTACAGTTGCTGCAGAACTACTAGCTTTACCGATCATTAAATCAGTAGGTCCGTAACCTGATGCAGCTGTATATTTCCAGTGTGCTCCATTTACGGTTATTGGCTGTCCTGATGAATTAACAGTAAATTTATCTGTGTATGCACCAGTTGCAGCTGTTTGTGCGGAAACTTTAAGACCAGATTCTGCTCTTACTGTTCCCTTAAACGTTGTGTTTGCCATAATATTCCTCCTAGAATATTTTAAATGTAGTCCCTAGGGGATGTCGACTATACGCGTCTACATTTAATTTTTTTTAAAATTTGTATAGTAATTTTTCTATACTTTATTTTTAAGTACAGCGCAAGGTATCCTTAGGAAAAAATTGATTTTTGACAGCGCTTAAGTGGCTATCGAAACTTCGGCCTTGGACTCATCTATTTTATTAAGACGAGTAGATTCTTCGAACTCTTTGGCAATGATTTCTTTAACAATTTCCTGAATTTTCTTATCAATGTAGGACATATTAATATTATACTTGCCCTCCTTCAGGTGCTCCTGTTGCCACTCTAACTCCAAGGACCTCTTTGTATTGTATAGGTCTTGTGTCATTTATAACCTCCTCATAGGTTATTCTACGGAGATGTTTATACATTCCCGTTGATTCCCATTTTATACTTTTTTCTCCTAGCTTGTCAAGGATTGATTGTTCAAGGGATTCAGCATTATCTTCAGCTAAAACTTCAAATTTAGCATGATGATCGTATGCCCAAATATTTATGAGGAATTTCTTCATTTTCTTACCTTATTTGTGAAATGAGGCGGTTTTAAGGCCGCCTCATTAATTAGTTATTACGCACCTTCAACACCGAAGATACCTCTATAGTCGGATACTCCAAATGAGTATCTTTCTCTAGCTTTGTATCTAACGTTGCCAGTATCGAAATCACCTTCCATAGCAGTTTTTAAAGCTGCTCTTTGGAACATTTTCATACCGTTAGGGACATCAGTAATGATGTACCAACTGTCTGTGTCAGTTAAGAAATTATTCACTCTGTATCCTTGAGGAATCATTCCCATAGACGCAACAGCGTTGATATCATTATCTGCTGTTCCAGTTCTACCTTGAGATTTCATCAATCTCTCAGCGTTGAACTGATTAGCTGAAGGGATAATCATTTTCACCCCTCTAGCTGCCACTCTCAATCCACGTTCATCAGTCATTCCAGCAATGTCGATTAGACCCTGCTCTAATGATGTTTCGTTTAAGTCCGCTTGCGTAGTTAAAGTATTTTTAACTGCTGTTCCACTAATTGTTGTGTGGTTAGTTGAAAACAGAGAAACTGCATCACCTGAATCAAAGTTATCCGTTGAAGGAAGGCCTTGAATCAAAGGTCTTGCTGCTTTTACTTGTTTCGCATTAGACATAGAACGTGCCAAAGCTTTTGTATATCTAGAAGCAATTCTATCGTAAAGATTATCTTCGATAGCTTCTTCTGTGATTGCAAATGCTAAAGCAATTGTGTCATGAGTGTAACGTGCAGTGTAGGTTTCTTGAGCATCATCAAATGATACGCCTTGACCTTCTGCTTTTACTTGTGCGTTAGCGAATCCAGATAACATAACTTCCTCTTCGAAAGCTCTGTCACTTGACTCGGTTGTATAAATCTCAGCATGCTGATTTTCATACCTCTTGTATTCCAGGCCAAATAGTGCATTCAAACCTGGCTCTAGTTCTTTAACTAGCTGTGTTCTTGATATTGCCATAATTTATCTCCTATTTAGACTTAAGCTCCAGTACTATCAATGTACTCGTTTAAGTTTTGGATTACAACGACGGTACAATAAGCTGCTGTTAGATCGCTATTTTCTGGATCTTCCGCGCTTCTAATCAATCTCCATGTATTGTTAGTAGCGTGAGTATCACCAATGTCAATTGTAGTGCTTGATCTTCCAGTTGTTGAGTTTCCACCTGTGTTCACATCAAATGTGTCAAGATAGATAGCATGTGCACCAACGATAGTAGTCGCTACTTCCGCATCGGTTGCAACATTGTACAACTGCCAAGGATAGTCATTTACAAACGCTTTAGTATCTTCGCTGTTCGCTGGTGTGATTGTTGCATCATACCAACTTGCAAACGTAGGTTTTAACGTAGTTGCAGCGTTGTAAAATATTCCTTGTAAAACACCTATTGACGTTCCAGTTGCCGAATCTTCTCCAGTTACAATGTATCCGGCAGTAACACGTACTGCCATACCATTAAATAAATTAACTGTAGCTGCGGCATCTATAAAGTATTCAGATAATCCCTGAGTAGATGGGGTATTCCCCAACGTACCAGCTGGAATAAATCCGAAACCTGCGCTATTTCTATTAGCCATAGTTGTCTCCTTATGTTCACAGTTTTACCTGCGAACGGTTAATTTAATTCAGTGATAGGGATTAACCCGAGAATAGTTAAAAAATTAACTTTTCTTTGTACCACCGAAGGTTACACGAGATTGCCTATCAACATTAATAGGCATACTCTTATGCTGTTCCCTAAGTAAGTCGGATTCTACGGCTTCGTCCTGACCTTTAGCCAAATTGGCATAATAATCAGTTCTCTGCTTCGCGAGCTCTTCAGGTATCCTAGCCAGCAATAGGCCTCCAACTCCAATGATCCCCTTGTATTTTCCATCAGTGACTACAGGATAATCAGAATCTTTATATTCGTCAGCTCTCACTAACTCATAACCAGATCTTAATCTTCCAGAGATATTCTTAGAGTCTTGAAAACCTAAGCTCTCTGCCCGTATCCATCTGTGCCTGAATCCATCAGGTGCAGGGGGTGCATCTAGAGATGATGGGGGAGTCCACACTTTTGGTCTTTCAGTCTCTGACCGTGTTTGACTCGCACGAGAAGTTTTTATGTCGTCTTTTTTCATATGCTTGCCTCCTTCGTGAGTTTTAATTGTTTCGCATATTCTTCGAGTGGCACTCCTAATTTTTTAGCTATTGCACTTGTGAAGAAGTGAGTTTCACAATTTTGCGACCAGGTTTCACGCTTCGTTTCACCGAAGCAACCGTCTGAGTAACGGGTTTAGCCGTAGTTCCTTCCTTTTTATCAAATTTATGTGGAAAGTCAACTTTTATTCGTTTGTCTATTTCTGCATAATACTCATCTGATTTAGGGTCAAAGCCTTCTTTTTCTACCAGGTCTTTATGAATTTCAAACGCCGTGAAAGTCATGGCTCGGTTTTGACCGAACCAATTATTCTTCGTCGCCCAATCTTCTGCCTTCTCGTCAACTTGAGGAAGACTCGGAGTCTTCTCCGGCGTTCCTCCTCCATATGCAGGAGTTCTCGGCTCCTTTTCATATGCTTGTTTTCTTAACTTTTCAGATTCAATACTTTTAGCATCACTTGTCAAAGTGCTCAGTTCTGTCTGAGCTTCAACTTGTTTTGCCGTGTCTCCTGATTCAATAGCCGATGCTAATTTTCCTTTAACTGCATCCAGTTGGCTTTTGATTCTTTCTTCTGAATCCTTAAGATAAACGGAATCAAGCTTTGCGTAGCGTGATTCCCATGCTTTTCGTTTTTGTTCTACGCCTTGAGCGTAGTCCACTGCAGCATCTTTCTGTCGTTCTGCCTCTCTCCATTTCTTGGTTAATTTAGCAATCCTTTTCTTGACGCTATCACTATACTCTTCTATTTTTTCGTCTTGCGGTTTGCTTTCCTGAACATCAGGCTGCTTATCAGATTCCGCAGGTGCGTCATCGGGCTTAGCAGTGTCTTCAGTAACTTCATCTTTAACCTCCACTTCTGGTTCGGCTTCTTGTTTCTTTTCATCTGGTATTTCGACGTCGGCACCCGGACCACTCGTGTCGATGTCTACCAATTTACCTTGTTGTTTTTCTTTGTCATCTGGCATAGTTCCTCCTATGATTATATGTCATGCAAGATCTGTTCTGGATCTTGTATTGTTGCAAGGATCTCATCTTCATTTAAGATCCTTATTTCTCCCCCTTCAATTTTAAATCGTGAGCCTGCATAACGTGCAAACATCACCCACTCTCCTTTCTTGCACCACGCTCCACGTGGATATCGTTCTTTATCTCGATAACAATCAGGTCCAACGTCTAACACTAAGCCACATACAGTAGCCACATGTTGTCTTTCTGCTGCTGTATCACCAATATGTACTCCACCTTTTGTAACTCTCTTCGGTTGAAAAGGTAGAACTAAAATTCTCCATCCGGTAGGTTTTGGAAGATGTATAGCTTCAGGAGGTTTATTCCTGTTAGCTTCTTCTTCATCCGCTGATTTTTTTAAAGATTCTTCTAAGGCTAGTTTAACCTTTGGTAGGTTTTGGGTCTTTGTCGATTCTAATGACTTTTCCGTCATGTACTTCTTGCTCCTTCTTATTAAGCAGGTTAGAGATTTCCTGTAACACTGATTCCAGTGCACTTATTTGTCCGGTAATATATTTATATTTCTCATGACTGTCAACCCCTCCCGAAGTAACATTCAATGATAAAGAAGCTAACTGTTGTTTTATAGCTCGCTGTAATTTTAATACAAAACTAAATTCATCCATTATTTTTTCTTTTTCTTTTTCTTCTTTTTTTTCTTTCCCACTGGCTTACTTCCATAAGCTTTTGTCCACTCTTTTGCAATCTTTGGTTCATTTTTCCAAAGATATCTTCTTTGTTTTTCTGATTTAAAAGGCATTATTTCTTTTTGTTTTTAATCTTTTTTTAGATTC